ATCAAGCAGCTGATTAAACGTGAATGTTGTACCAAGATCAATTGTATGCGAAGGAGCTTGAACACCATCATCGTTGGTATCAAGGAGACCTTGTGCGCTATCGAACAGAGCTTGATCTTTCCAGCGAATCCAAAGATCGCCGAGCTTAGACCGAGAATCGGAATGCTCGTTGATTTGCAAGTCGCCGATATTGACGCCATCGAACTTGTCGCCGTTGTCAACTACAAGACGATAACGCTCAACAGTGATTTTGTCGGAGAATTTCTTTTTCTGCTCGCCTTTACCAAAAGCAGTGTCCTTGCCCTTGATCGCTTTGCCAGAAATGTTGCCATCAAAGTCGAATACGACAGTATGGCCTTCGCCTGAATTTTCGTTGTTGGCTTGGAAAACAATCGCGTCTTTCGATGTGCCAGTGTAAGCGTTCCAAAAAGACATTGAAGCTTTTTGAATCAGTCCTTCACGCATCCATTTGCGACGTTCGAGATCCGAACCAACCTGAACAATACCAGTAGACATGATTGTCTGCCTTTAGTTAGGTTAAGTTAATTGGATATACAGACGGTAGGTGAGTCCCAAGCCGGAGACCTTGTGTTCACTGCTTAAGCGTTGTAGGGACCTACAGAAGGCTTAAGCAGTAGACTTCATCTATACTAATTATATCAGATTGTACAGCTAAAAGAAACTTATTAATCTTATTTAGAAAATTTCCTTAGTGTAGTCATCTTTACTTTGCTGGTTAACTGCATCAGTAGTAGGATTACTGGAACCTCGAGAATTAGCAAAGTTTGGAGTGCTTGGTGCTTTTTCACCTTCAGCAATTTTCTTTGGCTTAGCTAAGTAGTTAGAAACTTCAGTAAGATACTCGTCAAACTGAATTTCACCTTTTTCTAGCTTACGAGTGATGCGAGGAGGGATGTCGTTTTCAATAACTTCGTCGGTTAGTGCAATGTCTGGGTTGTCTTTGTTGAACTGCTCGAGTTGCAAGCCGCGACGTTCAAGCTCAGTCATCTGAGAAGCTTCTACAGTAATTGCTTCGCGTTTTTCTTTAAACTTATCACGCTTCTCTTCTTCCAAACGAGCAATTTCTGAACGCCAAGTATCAGGGTCTTGAACCTTGAGCTCTTCCAACTTAGCTTGTTCGGTTGAGCTAAGGTTAGCCACAGCGTCGCTTTCCCATGAAGACGCAAGCTTTTCATTTTCAGCTTGAAGTGCTTTTAGCTGTTGCTGATTCTTAGTGTAAGCGCCTTGCGTATCACGACGGCGAACTTCTGCCATTGCAGAAAAAGCTAATCCTTCATCTGTGCCTTCTGGGAGTACAAGTTTACCATCATTGTCTTTAGTTGCAGCAGTGATGACTTCGTTTACTCGACTCTCGTAAGTCGGAGTACCAGTGTTTTCTGACATGGTGAATTCCTTAGTTTATGAGTTACTATTGACTACTCCGTTATTATATAGCAAAAATGTTTACATGTAAACAGTCTTAAGGTATAATATCTTATATAAGTTTAATAGACAATAGGAACTACTACCATGGCAATCTTTACTTTCAGTACAAAAGACAAACGACCCGACGATGAACAAGTCGTTAGAGAGGTTAAAGAACATTGCGAACGACTAAATATGAACTTCTCTGGTTTAGTTGTTAATCTACTTAAGGAATACAAGCAAGAACAAATGCCTAAATCCAAGGATGATTAATATGGATAATCAGCAAAAATATTTAGTCATCTCAAGACTGCAAAAAAATAAGACGCCAAAAGATATTGCTGATGAACTAGATATTAGTTATGGCGCTGTGTTAAAGCTTCGTAGAGAGTTTGATGAAGCTCAAACTAATAACACTGTTAATAAGCTAATAGACATGGACGACGTTATACTTGACGAAGTAGCTAATAAGCTAAGTAACTTACCAGGTTCAGAAGAAGCAATTGACGAACTTAATACTAAGCTAAAGGGGCTTGAACATTTAGGATTTGAATTGCAAAATACAGCACTTCAAATAAACACGCGCGTGCGCACAATGATAATGGGCGCTGAAAACGTAAGTGAGCTTGAAGTTATTACTGATATTTTGTGCAAGTTGCAAACTTCGTTTCTTAACAAGAACTTAACTCAGGTTAATGTGCAAAACAACTACCCTGGTGACGACAGACCTAAGTACGATCAATTTCTAGGAGATAATCCAATTGATTAATCTCCGCATAACAGAAAAAGAGTTTGATAAGCTGTACCCTGACTTAGCTGGTAAATACGGCTTTTTTGATAATCCACCACCTTTAGGTATTGAAGTTGAAGAATTTGAACGCCGTTACTTATACAACAAGCTTTGGCGTATAAACAACATTTACTCTGTTATTGACAAGTACGGTTCGCCGGTAACTTTTAGAATGAACTACGCTCAACATGTAGTATATGCCGCTACACGTAAACATCCTCGTATTATCATATTAAAGTCTAGGCAACAAGGTATTTCAACATTCTGGCTTATTAGCTTTTTTGACGACTCAGTGTGGGCGCCGTTTATGAACATCGGGCTTATGGCACAGGGTACAGATGAAGCTTCTACGCTACTTGAACGCGCTAAATTTTTGTGGGATACTCTAGATTCTGATATTAAGAGCTTTAGTAAAGTTCGTTTGGAGAAAGATAACACTAAAGAGTTTTCGTTTAGCAATAGATCTACTATATTTATTCGTGTATCTTTTCGATCTACCACACTTCAAAGACTTCACATCTCTGAGATGGGCAAAATAGCTAATAATTCGCCTAAACGAGCTAAAGAAGTAAAGACAGGCACACTACAAGCGCTTGCTCGCGGCAATACCGGTGTAATTGAGAGCACGGCCGAAGGCAAGAATCTGTTTAAACGCATCTGGGATGACTCAGTTGTTGCTTTAGAATCTGGGCAGCTCTCACCTAAAGACTTTTATCCTGTGTTTCTATCGTGGATTGATGATCCTGACTGTGTACTTGACATTGACCAGTCTGCTGACGAAGAAGCAAATAAGTATTTTGAACAGTTAGAAGCTAAAGTTGAACGTAAGCTAACACTGCAGCAAAAGAACTTCTGGATAGCTCAACGTCGTGAATTAGGCGGTGACATATTCCAAGAGTACCCAGGTACAGCAGAAGAGGCGTTTACAGCTAGCAGAGATGGCACATTTTATGCACGCCAGTTCAACGAAGAAGTTGTGCGCAAGGGCGGTATCAAGCTAAACTTGTACGATCCGAACCTACCAACTGATGTTTATATTGACCTCGGTGTTGATGACTACTTTGTATTGGTATTTGTACAGTGGTATCGTAGCAAATGGCGTATTGTTGGTGAATACTGGAATAACGGTTACGGTCTTGAGCATTACCTTGATCACATACAAGATTCCAAGTTTGACGTGCGGGCGCTAAGATTCCCACACGACATAAAGGTTCGCGAACTTGGTAACTCAAAGAAAAGTGGCAGAGCAAAAACCCGCTATGAAGTTGTACTTGAATACAAGCAGCGTGAAGAGCTAGATTGGCGTATAGATGTGCTACCTAAGGCTAGCGTTGAAAACGGCATTGAAGCAGTTCGTCGTATAATACCACATCTAATGATCGATGCTTCTTGCACTTATATCATGGACTGCTTCTTTAACTACTCTAAAGAATGGGATGACAAGTTGCAAGCCTGGAAAACTACTCCATTCCATGATGAATACTCTCACGGCGCCGATGTACTACGTCAATTAGCAAGTAACACCATAGAATCATCTGAACACCACCAGTCTAGCATGGAGTTAAAGCGTGTCGGTAACTCAGACATCGGTGGTTTTGCAATATAGCTAAGTAATACAGCAGAGGACAGGACGCGACTTTTAGGCCACGCAGTTAACTCAGGAGCACTGGCGTGGCTGTTATATAAATTGTCGCAAACCTTTGGTTTTGGACTAAACATGCGTGCCTATGCGGGATAAAAATGGTAATTTGAACAATACATAAGCATACGTGGCACTCTATATAAATTTAATAAAGCACATTAGTAATGCAAGTATAAAATCGAATTTTTGTAGTGATACAAATACGAAATCGAATTTTTGTAGTGCTCTATATAAATTTAATAACACACATTAGTGATACAAATACAACTTTGGCTTTTTGTAGTGCTCTATATAAATTTAATAACACACATTAGTGATACAAATACAACTTTGGCTTTTTGTAAGAACAAACACCCCGGGGACTGTCCCTAGCCCCTGCCAGATTGTCAGACAATCAAATCGTAATACATTCATAGTGTTCAACAATCAAGTTGTCAGACAATACTAGTGTTAGACAATCAAATTGTAATACATTCATAGTGTTCAACAATCTTAGTGTCAGACAATAGTATTGCTAGACAATCAATAATAGTAATCACTAGCAAACAATAGTCATTGTCAGGAGATAATAGTAATCACTAGCAAACAATAATAGTAATCACTAGCAAACAATAGTCATTGTCAGGAGATAATAGTAATCACTAACAAACAATAGTCATTGTCAGGTGATAA